CCTTTCTCACCTAGTATGACACAACGTCAGTATGACTTTTATCGTTCAGAAGCAGAACTTCCAGGTTTAACTGCACAGTATTGTAAAGTCCTTATTAGCTCTTTGCTACGTAAAGATTCTCAGCTTGTTCTACCAGAAGAACTTCCTGAAGATGCCTTTACTTGGATTAAAGATAACTTTACACTAGATGGTCGTTCTTTGTTTAACTTCTTAGATGCTGCACTTTGGGAAGAGCTTCAAACATCTCGTGCTTGGGTTTATGTTGATTATCCTGAGTTAAGTGTTGAGCAGTATGATGCGATGACTCCTGAAGAACGTGATACAATAAAACCGTATCCTGTTATTCTTGAGGCTGAAAACGTAATCAATATTCAAACAGATACACACCCTGTTACTCGTCAAAAGACGCTAACACGTATGGTAACACGTTATCTTACTAAAAAGTATACTAATGATAATCCTTGGCATCCAAATTATATTGATACTGTTTGTGATCATTATCTTGATGAAACTGGTCGTTTAGTTCTTGATTATTACGAACATCCAGATAGTAACAACGAAATTAAAGTTCTTAATGGTGATGCAAAACAAGAATATGTAGAATTTGGTCATCAGACTCAATTTGTTAAAATTAATACGGTTTACCCAACCATGTTTGGTGAGCGTTTAATGCGTATTCCTGCTTGGCCCTTAAATGGACAAATAGATCCAGTAGAACCTGTTCTTATGCCCTTGATTGACCGTGAGATTTCACTTTACAATAAAGTATCTCGCCGTAATCACTTACTTTATGGTGCTGCCACTTATACTCCTGTTGTTCAGTCTGACATGACAGACGAAGAATTCCAAGAGATTGTGGATGCAGGGCTGGGTACTTGGCTACGAGTTCGTAAGGATGAATCAATTAGTGTATTAGAAACACCTACTTCAGCTCTTGCAGATATGGATCGTTCTATTGAGACTACTATCGTTCAAATGGGGCAAATGGGCATTAAAATGCTTTCTCCAGAATTTGCTGCGTCAGGTGTAGCTTTGGAGATTCGTAATGCTTCACAAACCGCACAGTTAGGTACTCTTAATGCTAAAGTATCAGGAACTATGCGTGAAGTAATTGCATTTATGCTGAACTGGAAATATGAAACAGATTATACAGCTAGCGATATAAATTTCCAAATGTCTAATGACTTCTCACCTATGGTTGGTGGAGAAGGCGCAATGAGACTTGTTTCGGAGTGGTATCAAAGCGGCATTATTTCTAGAACAACATTTGTTAATATTGCTAAATACAATGATTTCCTTCCTGCAGATTATCAAGATGAATTGGCTGTTGAAGAAATTCAAACAGATCCTCTTGTACAAACACCTTCAGATAATCAAGTAGAAATTGAAGAATAACTCTAACTACTCAATGGAGTACTAGATGAACATTAACGACAAAATTTATGATCGTATTGTAGATCATATGGCAGATGTAAGACTTTATGAAGAAGGAGTTCAAATCCAAAATAGACGTATTATTAAGCGTCATAGAAAAAACTTAAGAGATTTACTGCAAAAGAATATCAGAGCAGATGTTTCTAAAGAGGTTTCTAGGTTTGGAACTGAATTTCTTTCTCATAAAAGAAACACTTTAAAAGAATTTTCAACTTCTCAATTAGATTTTCATAGTGACAATCTTTTTAAAGAAGTAAATAAATTCTATAAAGTAAATCGCCCAAAAACAAAAGAGCTTCTTGCAGAAATTACTGGCCCTACTATGCGTGGTGCTAAAGATCTTTCTACAAATGTTAGAAATATATCTGCAGGAGAACTTGTTAGAATTCAATCCAAAGTAAAGGCAGGACTTGCAAACGGAAGACCACCTAAAGAAATTATTGCTGATGTTTTAAAAACTACTAAGTTAACTGAAAATCAAGCAAGAGCTTTAACTAGGACTTCTATTACAGCTACTCAGACGTCAGCCTTAAGAAAAGTTGCAGAAGAAAATAAAGAGATTATAAAAGGCTTTATGTTTACTGCAATACTTGACTCTCGTACAAGCCCTATTTGTTCTTATCATAATGGAAAAGTTTATGAAGTAGATGATAAACGGTTTGTACCACCTTTACATTGGAATTGTCGTAGTTCTCTAGTACCTGTTATTAAAAGTAAAGAAGAGATGCAACAAGTTGGGACTGAAAATGTTACAATTTTTGGAGAATCTCATACTAGAAAAAATGTCCGTGAAGTTGAAAAACGCATGGAAGCCTTTAAGCCTAAAATAGTTTATCATGAATTTTATGAAGACCCTGAAGTTATAAAATGGGCTAAAACCAATAACTTTATACTTAGAAAGGGTGATCTTTCATTTAAAGAAAAAACTAGTTTACGCAAAAAATATGGTGGAGAAACAGAACAGTTTCAGAGAGACCGTGAGGCATTTATCTATAAACAAATTACAAATGCAGACAAATCTGTAAAGAATGCCTTTTTAATGGGCAACGATCATGTCTTTGATAGTAAATCTTTAATTTTTCAAGATAAAACTTTAAGAAAGATTGATTATAGAGGAAAAGTTTTCCCTTCTAGAACAAATATTAAAAAGAAAGAACTAGAAAAGTTTCCTGCAAACTTTTTAAATGGTCTTTCTCCAGGAATACAATCTTTTACAGAATGGTTGAGAAAACAAGACTTTTCTATAATGGTAAAAATGCTTGGTGACGAAGATAGAGCTAAGCTTTTTAAGGGTGGTGCGTTAGAAGCAAGAGAGTTTGTTACTCCAAAGGGAACTGCTCTTAGTATTCAAGCCTTAAGAAAAAGAGCATCAGACGCAACTTCCATATATAAGCCTCGCCAAAAAATACGAGAGCAAGATATAAGAGTTGAAGCAACAACACCCGCAATGCTATTAAGAAATCCAAAGCATAAAAATGATTTAAGACAATTATTTTTATTAGACTCTGATGATTTTAGTAAGACTATTTCTTTAACAGATTTTAAAGGAACAAGTCTTGCAGGTAAAACCGCCTCTAGACGAAGAGTGGGTAATGAGTTTGATGAAAGAAACTTTAGTGCTGATCCTTTAACTGGCGAAATTAAAAACAATAATCTTTATGACCCTGACTTCAATTTGTATCAAGAGCGTATTGATTTTATGAGAAACTCTAAACTTCTTAATAATGATCAGAAAGATTTTATTGAGTCTGTTGCTGCTAGTTTAGATGACAGAATTTCAGTAAATCAACAAACAGTAGTTATTGAAAACTTAAGAGTTGTTTTTGAGCGTTATGCAAAAGATAAAACTCCGTGGACAGATTTTGCTTCAGTTGTAAGAGCTGAAAACCGCTTTTCAGTTCAAAACGTATCTAGGCTTTTAGACACAAGATCAAGACAACGATCAGAAATGTTTGTTTCTTATCTATCGAAAGATACGCCTCAAGTGCAAATAATGGGGAAGTACTATACTTTTGATGATATACAAAGGAATCAGTTAAAAGATCAAAGATTTATCGATGCTTGGCGCAGAAAAGAAGGTGTAAAATTAGCTAATCGGCTATATGCAACAGGAAGAGCGCCTTTACGAGTTTACTTTAGAAAGTTTATAGACAGTTATCCTTCTAGGGAAGATCTTATAAAGAAACTTAGAGTTATTCCTTCTTTTGATATAGCTTATAGAGCTTATCTTGCTAAGAATAAGCTTGATGAATTTCTTGACAGAGGTCCATCAGACTCTTGGATTACTAAAACTTTTGCAAAAAAGAGAGAAGTATTTCGTCAAATACTTGATCGAGAGTTTTTAATTGCATCTAAAAAACCTACATCAAAATTCTTTGATGACAAGGCGATAGACAATATTACTAAATCTGCTAAATTAATCGCATCAGGACAATCTACTGATTATGATACTTTAGCTATTAATATTGGTAAACAGTTTTCTAAAGATTTTGAAAATGTAATTCCTTTTACTAAACATACTTTAAAAGACTATCATAAAGAGGGTTCTAAAATACTAGACTTCTTTGTACAGCAA